ATCATCAACCGATGTCTTCACGAACTTCCTGTCTACCTTCTGGTTGGTCCAGATATAACCGTTCAGCTCTGGGTAAGGTATCTGCTCTACCTTGTTTGAGCTTATGCGTAACGCACAGTTCTTGTAGTACAGGTAGCAGCTGTCCTTGTCATCCCTAATAACCTTTGGGTCAATCGTTGGCAACAGCGATAGGAACTCCTCCTTGCCTAGCTTGATCTTCTCTGCATAGGCATCATAGACCGACATGTCCTCGTTGTCATCTAGATACTCGAACACAAAGTCACGTATGCCATTGTCCGTAGTGTCTGCCATGATGTTGTTAAGTACACGGACAAACACGAAGTTCTGACTGTTGGACGGGTAGTACTTATAGTAGCCATTCGCTGTCAAGAAGTCTCTATACTTATGGTTCACAAAGTCTACGCTACCTCTGTTGTTGCGTGTCCAGAAGTTGTCACCCATTACCTTGTCTGTAATTGTCTCGATAATCTCATCAGTCACCTCTGGAATTATTTCCTTGATGACCTCAGCAGGTATAGACTTGGACAGCATGCCAGTCACTATGTTGACCTTCTCCTCGTCCTCGAACTTCTTAGTGTTGAAGTCTGCGGTGTTCCTGTATGCGGAACGAACTGCCGTTGTAATCTCTGATGCAGGGAAGTCCGACTGCTCGTATTCACATATAGAACTCAATGCGGTCTCGAAAGGAATGCCGTACTGGTTGTATGCGGCCGCAAGAATGAAGATATTCTTGTTGCGTGCGCCAGATACCAGACCATAGTCCTTGTTCCACCATCTCTTGAGATACTCTATGGTTTTGTTGTCGTCGTTGAGCGGAATGCTGATTTTCTTGGGTGTTGTACTGGTCTTTTCTTTAACCTTAGTCCATACATCAGATTCCTTGTCGATGTAAATGTTAGGATCGTAAGACTCGTAACACACACGACTAACATCAGAACAAGCCATATCAAAATTTGGACTGGCGTAATAATCAGCCAGTGCTTCAAAGTATCCCTTGTGATTTTTTTCATCTTGTGGTATTTTAACTAGAACCTTTAATCCATCTCCAGATGGAGAAATAAAACATGCGTAGGTGTAGCTGTCGAATTCAAGCTCAAATCTTTTTGATTCAAGCTCATCTTGATCCTTGAAGCCGTCAAAGTCTATGCACATGAACCCACTATGATGGATAAGTCCATCGGCTGAGCGTTTTGAGAAACTTCCAGAGAAACATACGGCAGGCAGTTTTTTCTTTATTACATTCCTTTCTGCCTTCGTCTGAGTCCTCCTTACCTCCTCACAGATTTCCCTAGACTTACCACTCCTCACCCTCTCTAGAGCTGTGTCTATCGATATGTGGAAAGGTCTGTCCGTCTTGTGTATACTCTCAAAAATAGTTACCATGAAAAGATTTTAATAGGGGCAGGCTGATTTACCTGCCCCGATGATTTTATTCAATTAAAACGGAAGCTCCTCGTCATCTGACGTTGCTGTTGCTGTTGCAACTGGCATAGCAGGTGGTACAGCTACTGGTACTGGGCGTGGTGCAGATGAAGATACAGCCTCTACACGGAATGCATCCAGCGTGTTGAACACCTTAATCTGTCCTGTCTTCGGGTCTGTCCACTCACGTCCCTTCAGACCGAACGACACCTCCACCTCTTGACCAACACCGATGGTGTCTAAAAGTGAACACTTGTCCTGTGCCATCTGGAACTGGATGACCTGTGGATACATCCCATCCTTTACCTCGATTACGAACTCTCTCTTGCTGAACTTCTCAGTCACGTTGACTGTCGGTCCTACTGTCTTTACGACTCCTGTTGATTTGTACATACTATTTATTTGTTAATTGATTAAAATACTCATTCGCATATTCGAGTGCCATCTTCACACGTGACTCAATCTTCTTGATGTCATCGTCAGTCAACTCATACTCGACATATGTTATTCTGTGCTTCGGGTCAAGATGGTCTACATAGTGCAGGTCATCTTGTTCCCACTCTGGGATCAACTCCTCTGGTGTATTCATCAGCACGTATACCAGTCTGAACTTACGCCAATCCTCACCAGTCATCTTACTCTTCATGTACAGATACAACTTACCTTGCCACTCATACGTGCTGTTGTCGATGAATCTAGGTAGCTTCGGGAAGGTCTTCTTGCTCCAAGAACACTTGATGTCTACGATCATCTTCTCGTCGTTGTCCTCGATGTCTGGATGACCTCCAAGTGGACCGTGTTTATAACTTACCTCTGCCTTGTTGAAGTTGGCGAACCATTGTGTGTTGAGGAAGTCAATAGCATACGACTCCATCATGATACCCTTCTTGGTCTCCTTGCTGTCGAACGTAGGTGTGTACTCATACACGTGCTGATCTACAAGCTCCTCGATGTGGGTCTTAGCACCCTTGGACAACTTTACCTCATCTCTCTTGGCTAACAGCTCGTTAACCTTAGCCTTCTGGATGTCTGTCAGCTTGTCTGTCGGCTTAGCCAACAACTTGTCAAACTCCTCTTGTTGCTTATCTGTTAAGCCGTCTTCTCCTAGGAACAACGGGGCGGCCGTTGATGCACGAAATCTAATATCAAACATATCTTATTGTGTTAGTTTACTCTTCTGTTCTGGTGTCAAGCTATACTTAGCCTCAATCTTTTCTACGGTCGTCTTACCTGCCATCACTGATGCGATAGCCTTCTCCATCTGTTCTTCTGGCATCATCGGTTTCTCTTGCTTAGGAAGAGGACGTGTGCTGAATCTCAACGCAGGGACGATACCCTCTGGCGATGACACGTGCTCCACTCCAAGTACAATCTGCTTGCCGATGTAGTCGTTGAAGTCGAATGATTGGAAGAACTTCTCTAGTCTCTTGAAGTTAGTTCTGTTGACTACCATAGGCTTGTCGAACTCTCGAAGCTTAACGAACGGTCGTTGCTCCTTGCCTGCCTGTGAAGTAAACTCTCCTTGATATACGTTTTCGATCGTCACGATCACGGCTTCGTACTTACCGTCTCTCTCTAAACTATAGCTTCCGAGGTACTTCTCGTCACTAAACATTTGTCTCCAGTGCATATTAAATTTGAATTATTGGGTTACAAAACTATTAAAATTTTCTGAAAGTTCAACATATCGGAACAATTTATTTCTTAAAGTTCCTCGTCTGCCTTCCAGCTCCTCACACAACTCGGTGTTTCCACGCTCCCTCTCAAGTGCTATCAAGGCATCAACCTTGCGTAGCCTCTCTTTATACGTGTCAATACACACGTTGTAACATCCAAGTTGCCAACCTTTTTCTGCGAACACCTCATACTGAGCATCCGTCACCTTCTTGTAGAAGTCACCACCTACCATTGCGTTGTTGATTTCTATCGAGCCGTCCTTCATCTGCTCAATCTTGACACCGTGGTCCATGTACCAGTGCGTGTCTGGGTTTCTTTCATCTCCAGTCCAGTACAACGTGATGTACGGATCTTCTTCTAAGTCATTCCATGCTTTCATATTATTATGATTTAAAGTTCATCAAATTGTTTCTGTAACTCTTCCATTTCAACAGTTACTAACTCTATCTCTTTTTCAATAGCTTCTTGCATTAGACTCCTATTTTTAAAATATAACTCTCCTCTTGTATTATGAGGACCAACAGTATAGCCTAATGTTATTTTTGATAAGCTATTACCTTTTGCATTATGTAACTTATTTCTATAAGTCTGCAATGAATCATATTTTTCTTTTAACTCTTTAGCTTTGGTGAACATGTCATGTTTCATCTCTCTTAAATTTAGGTGAACACCCCCATAGGATGGTGTTTTCAAATCTCTGTCTGTATATCTTTGGCACAGACCTAGAGTACTTATTCAATATCTTCATGAACTCTGGATGGTCCAGCTCATAGTTCATAAAGTCGATCAGCTTGCGACCATGCTCGTCTGTTGGTGCGTTGGCCATAAGCTCGTCAAAGTCTGCCGATGGTGTGGCTCGTGCATACAACTCCCTGTAGCAGTCGAGCAACTTGTCGTCAAAGTTTCTCATAGCCCGTACTTTTGATAGACATACTCATTGTCCGACGGAACATCGTCCTGCCTGTAGGCATCTAGCTTGCCGTCATTGTAGGCCTTGTTTAAATTCTCTTTTTCCATGTCTATCGCCTTCTGTATCACATCGTCCGATATATACAACTTGTGTGGCATCTGCGATAGAAACCATTCTACTGATGTTTGTTTCATTTCTATTTAGTTTAAGTCCTAATTTTTGCCACATATCCTATATAGCAATGTAATTAATAGTGCGCCAAAAGTATATCTTATTTGATAGTTTTGGCCACTTATGTCAAGTTTTATGCTCAATAAACTTGAATAATATGCAATTACGTATAATTCACCTCGTTTTGCATATTTTATATGTTTTTCCATCTAATTAAGTCTTTTTCTCTTATAGTCCTCAATCTCCTTAGTGTACACATACTCGTAATACTCCTTGCGTGAGCTACTCACCGTGCTGTCCTCAGCCCAGTCTGTCGGCCTTTCAAACCTATACCTCGGCCGAACGTCAGCCCTGCTATCCTCTCTAACGAACAGCAGGGCTATCATAATTATCAGACTAACGACCATGCTCCTTCAAATACAAGTCAATCACTCGCTTGGTCTTCTCAAGATCAGACGTAAACTGACCCTTGCTTCGACACCTTACGACCCTCTTGATGATGTCGAACTCCCATGCGTTCAGCTTGTGGTCCTCGGCAAACTTGTACAACGAGCCGTTGCTGTTGTCGTAGTGCTTGTCGTGAATGTCATCGTGCGTCTTGTTTATCTTGAACTGAAAGAAGTCTCCAAACAGGTCTGCACTTTCAGTCGATGGGTCTCGCATCTGAACTTCAAGTATGTCCAAGAACCGCATCGGTAATTCTTCACAATCACACTTTGGAAT